AATAAATAATAATAGAAAAAGCGGCAAAAGAAAAAAGAAAAAAAGTGGAAAAAAGAAATGCGAAAATTAAACAACAAAAATCAGGAATGCAAAAAGCGTTTGATTTATTATTACAAGAACAAATTAATAAGTTGAAAGAAGAAGACTTAAAGGTTGAAAGTTTTGGTGAAGAAATGAATTTTGAGGTGGTCGAAGACAAATATTTAGAACATGCCTTTAAATTCACACCAAATGAAGAGGAATCTGCAAAAATTACCAAAGAATTTGAAGAGGCTCAAATAGAAGAATAAAAAATGGATTTATTCAATCCAGCAAAAACATTTAATTACGAGATTATGATAAAAGATTTGGATTTCTCAAATTTTGAAAACCCAATCATCCAAGTGGTGTGGGAAGATATTGCGGAAAACTTTACCCAAGATAAAATTAAAAGCGTTAAACACTACTTTTCAAAAAAGTATAACACAACTAATGTAAACGTTTTAACAAAGGCAAAGGCAACTCAAACTGAGGAAATGCAGTCCATCGATGTTTCGGTGAATATCAGTGATGTTAATTATCAATTGGATCTTCTAAAAAACTTTCTTGACTCTAAAGGGTATAAAGACAAAACAGATAATGTATTATCAATCAATAAAATGGTTGAAAATAGAATGTCTGGTGATGAAGAAAACCAATCACAATTTAAGAAGTGGTATATTAGAAACATTGAGTTTTCAAACTTTTTATCGTATGGTGAAAATCAAAAGTTAGATTTTGATAAGTTAAATGGTATTGTGGTGGTTGAATCTGATCCGCCAAACTTTGGGGGGAAAACGGTATTAACTGTTGACCTCCTAATGTTTTTGTTCTTTAATGAAACAACTAAAACAACAAAGGCGGAAGAGATCTTTAATCGATTCTCAAACAAAGATAAGGTTCATGTTAAAGGTGAAATCACAATTGATGGTGAAGACTATGTGATTGTTAGAAACATTGAAAGAAAGTTATCTAAAAAAGGTGAATGGAATGTTAAAACAGAATTAGATTTCTTTAAAAAGTTATCCGACGGAACCCTATTGAATTTTACCGGAGAACAAAGAAGAGAAACTGAGGCATTCATCAAGACTTCAATCGGAACCAAAGAAGATTTCTTAATGACGATTCTTACCACAGGATCAAACCTAGAAGAATTATTAGAATCAAAACCAACGGCAAGAGGTCAGGTATTATCTCGTTTTATGGGGCTTGAATTTTTAAAAAGAAAAGAAGAGGTTGCCAAAGAAATATATTCTGAATTTTCAAAACAAAAAGTCTCAAACATATATTCTTCAGAACAATTAAAAAGTGATATTGAAACGCACGAAAGCTCAATCAAATCCAATTTAGATCAGATTGAAGAAAAGAAAAAAGAACTTATCGATGTTGAAGACGCAATTGTAAAAGGTAAGACATATCGTGATGATATATTGAAGAAAAAACACACCAACATTGATCAAGAAATCAGTAGATTAAATCCTACCCAAACTCAAGAAGAGATCAATACAATTGATTTTGAAAAGAAAGGTTACATTTCTAAAATCAACGAATTAAAAGTTGTTGAACCAAGTGAGTTTTATCATGAGGATAAACACGATGAGATAAAAGACCAATATAATGAGGTATATAAGGAGATTGTTCAGATTGATACCGAAATCGCTTCGATCAATAAATTGAAGTCTGAAGTTGAGGGTGGAATTAAATGTGGTCACTGTGGAATTGAGTTGATGAACGCATCAATCACAAACGCCAAAATCGCCGAACTTGACGGATATATCCGTCATAAAGGGGAAAAAAGTAAGTTAATGCATGATTTATCCGACAAAGAACAAAGTTTCGTTCAGTTGAAAAAAGAATTTGATGAGTATGAAAAAAACAAACTTGTTAAAGAAAAGTATGAAATTTCAGTTGAAAGTTGTGATTTAAAAATAAGTGTTTTGAAAGACAAACTTAAAAGGTGGGAAGAGATTCAGGATAAAATTTCTGAAAATCAAAAAATAGACACATTGTTAATTAAAGCCGATCTAAGGTTAGATGAACTTGAAGGACAGAAAAAAATTGTTAATACCAACATTTCAAATAATGAGTTTTCAATTAAGGGGTTAGAGGAAAAAATTAACAATAACAAAAAAATGATTGTTAAAATAAAAGAGGAAGAGGAGAAAGAAAAGATTTATAAAATATATTTGGAAGCATACGGTAAAAACGGAGTTTCTAAAATTATAATGAAAACTATGATGCCTTTAATTAACTCAGAACTCCAAAGACTTATGGAAGATTCTTGTTACTTCAAACTTGAAATTAGAATCAATGATAAGAATGAGGTTGAATTCATGATGATTGATAATAGTAGTGGAATTGATAAGTTAATGACATCTGGATCGGGATATGAAAAAACAATTGCGTCTTTGGCTTTAAGATCTGTTATGACAAAAATTTGCACCTTACCAAAACCAAATTTGGTTGTTATGGATGAGGTGTTTGGTAAAATCTCAAATGAAAACCTTGAAATGGTATCTGAGTTCTTTGTTAAGATCAAAGAATATTTTGAAAAGATATTTGTGATAAGTCATAACCCACTTATTAATAATTGGTCTGATAACATAGTTAAAATCAAAAAAGAAAATAACTTGTCAAAAGTTTTGTAATCTAAAATATTTTTCTTAATTTTGTGTTATGGAAAGAATTAACACATATGAATTAAATTGGGAATTAATCTCAAAGGGGTTTGGGTTGTCTATCGAAAAAACTATTGAAATGTTTAACGATGGTAGAATGCTTGGTCGGGTAGGTGAGTTCTTACATGAAAATTCTGAAAATGGTGTAAGACAAAATGAAAATTCATCTTTTGATGTTAAAGAAGAAAACAACACAAGAAGTGAAATTAGAACAATAACTGATAAAGTTAGTTTTGCATCATCTAAAGAAGTAGGGTTTGGTAGAAAAGTTACCGAAGATGGGTTTAAATCAAAATTAAATTCTTTGGATAGGTTTATACTTATTGATAAAAGGTTGATTAATAGCGGTAAAATCGATACTATTGAAGTTACAAAAGATGAGGTATTTGAATTACCATTAGGTAAAAATAAATCAATATCCGCTAAAAAATTCTTTGAACAATATGATAGAAATAAATAAAATATACAACGAAAATTGCTTAAACACTTTATCTAAAGTATTAGATAATTCAATTGACCTAACAGTTACTTCACCACCGTATGATGATCTAAGAACATACAACAATCACATCACAGGTAAAAAAACAGAATTTAATGGTTATTCATTTGATTTTGAAAGCATTGTGAAGGAATTATATAGAACAACAAAACAAGGTGGTATTGTTGTTTGGGTTGTTGGAGACGGAACCGAGAAAGGTAGCGAAACAGGAACGTCCTTTAGACAAGCGTTATTCTTCAAAGAGGTTGGTTTTAATATTCATGACACCATGATTTATATGAAGAATAACTTTTCAAATCCATCGTCTAACAGATACCATCAAATATTTGAATATATGTTTGTTCTTTCTAAGGGTAAACCAAAAACCTTTAACTCAATTAAAGACAGAAAAAATATCTATGGTGGACAAGTTGGTAGTTGGGGTAAAAACACATCAAGACAAGTTGATGGGTCTATGGTCGAAAGAAAGAAAAAAATTATTGAGGAATACGGTCAAAGATACAATGTTTGGACATATAAGACATCTAAAAATGGTCAGGAGGATGAAATTGCGTATCAACATCCTGCAATATTCCCAATACAACTTGTTAAAGATCATATTATAAGTTGGACTAATCCTGGTGATTTAATCTATGATCCTTTTATGGGTAGCGGAACCACAGCAAAAGCGGCAATCCAAATGGGTAGAAACTTCTTGGGGTCCGAAATATCTGAGGACTACTTCAAAATATCTCTTAAAAGAATTGAATAAAAATAACACAAGTCTCGATTTTATCTTTATATTTGAACAATTAAAAACACACATATGAATTACTTACTTTTTGTTTATTTCAACGACACGGTCGAAGATTCGGAACAAATGACAAACGAAATCGGAGGTTCAATTGCCGATCAAATGACTTCTAAGGAAGTTAAGTTTATGTTCGGAGATAGACATGCAATATTTCATTTCGCATCGGCATTACCCATTGATGAAATGGCGGGATGGATAGATATTATTGTAGATGACTTGAATTGTTTTGAGTATTTTCTTTTACCAAAACCAAGAAATTCCGTATCAAATCTTGATAAAGACAACTTAGATCACCTTCTTTCGTTAAAGAAAACTAGTAAGAAAAAACTTACACCATCACCACCAAAATTAAGAACGAATAATCTAAAAGGTGGTGAATCATTTATGGATATCGCGGATCTAATTTTAAACTTTAAAAAGAAGGAGGTTTGCAATATGACACTTGATGAGTTACTAGATAAAATAGGTAAAGAAGGTATGAATGCTTTATCGGAACTTGAAAAACAAAAATTAGACGAATATTCAAAATCACTATAATTATCTACATATGAAAGACAAAAACACAGGAGCCCCTATTAACCAAGAGGAAATTTCTCACTACCTTAAGGACATTAGAAAGATTAAGGTAATGACCGCAGAACGCGAAAAAGAACTGGCTAAAAAAATGAAGTCAGATGATACCCCATCGTCAGAACGAAGACGAATTGAGCAAGAATTAATTGTGGGAAATCTTCGTTTTGTTATTACCGTTGCAAAACAATACCAAAATCAAGGTTTAGATTTATCTGATCTAATTGCCGAAGGAAACCTTGGGTTGATGAAAGCAATTAAAAACTTTGATTGGGAAAAAGATCTTAGATTTATTTCTTATGGTGTATGGTGGATTAAACAATCAATTATACAGTCTTTAAATGATAACTCAAGGACTATTAGACTACCGGTTAATGTTGTCCAAGATTTACAAAAAGCCAAGAAAGAAGTTGAGCAATCGGGTAAAAAACTTTCAGACAAGTTCGCAACTCTACCGTCAATAATTGATCTTGATATGTATATCAATGAAGACGGTGATACTTTGTTGGATATGATCGAAAATAAAGATGCTGAGCTACCTGATGCGGTGTTTAACACTAAAGACATCCTAAAACAAAAATTAGTCGGTCTATTGGATGTTTTAGACGAACGTGAACGAGTTATTGTGGCGGATTACTTTGGATTAACAGGGACCCCCCGAACATTAGAGGATATCGGTTCAGACTTTGGTCTGACAAAAGAACGAGTTCGTCAAATTAAAGAGAAAGCTCTTAGACGACTTCGTAATGATTCTTCCGAATTGTTTGATTATTTATAAAAAAGGGTTGAACCGAGATTACCCTTACAACTCGGCAGAAGGTGCCTGAAGCCACCAAGGTGAAAATCCTCAATCTTGTCCCAACGATTAAGATGAAACTACACTCCCCCACTGGTACCGGTGGGGGTTTTATTGTTTTATAGGGTTTATATTTCGCCCGTATTTAGTTATTTTGATATTTATCTAATAAACAAATTTAATGAATAAGAAATTTTTACCTTGGTTTTTACTATTTTGTGCTATTGGTCTCTCAGGGACTGCCGCTTACTATAGTGTTGTCGGATTGTCAATTATATTTTCGGCGGTTGCAATTCCTGTTATTATTATGGGATCATTTTTAGAAATATCAAAGATCGCAATTGCGACGTATCTCCATGACAAATGGAAGGAAACTTATGGTATTCTTAAGATATACCTAACTATTGCTCTTGTAACCCTTTCGGTTTTAACTTCTATAGGGATCTATGGACTACTATCAACAGGATTCCAAGAAAATATTGCGGGTCTTGAGATTAACAATAAGAAAATTGAAAATATTGAAATTAAAAAGAAAAGGTTTGGTGAAATCAAAGATGACTACCAAAAAGAAAAAGACGGTTTAGATAAAGATATTACAAACTTAAGAAATGCTCTATCAAACAACACAACAACTCAAAGTATTGATAGAAACACTGGTCAGGTTATCACCAGAGCTAATGGTGGAAACAGAAAGGCTTTTGAATCTCAACTTAAGATTGCACAAAATAACAGAGACACCATTTCTAAAAAAATTGAAAGTTTTAACGATAGTATCACAAGATTGGATATTGAAGTGTTGGACCTTACGTCAGAAGAAATTGAATCTGGTGAGTTAGGAGCGATAAAATATTTAAGTGAGATTACGGGATGGGACGTTAAAAAGACTGCAAACTTCTTTATATTAACTTTAGTGTTTGTTTTTGACCCATTAGCGATCGCGTTAGTAATTGCCACAAACCAAGCATTTAAAAACTTTAGAAGAAAAGAGGAAGACGAGGAAATTAAACCCGAATACGAGGAATACCCATCCCAAGATGAAGTTGAGATCCCTGAAAGTTATTTAACCTATGGCACCCCCCAAGTTACCCCCCAAGTTACCCCCCAAGTTGAACCAATTGTGGTTGAAAAAATCGTTGAGGTTCCTGTGGAAGTAATAAGGGAGGTTGAAAGAATTGTTGAGGTCCCTGTAGATAGAGTTATTGAAATCGTAAGAGAAATTCCTGTTGAAAAAATAGTTGAAGTAATCAAAGAAGTTCCTGTTGAACATATAGTAGAAGTTCCATTTAAATATTATGTAAATGATTCAGGTCAAGTATTTGATGAGGAAGGTAATGAAATGGAAGAAAGAATGTTTAATAAAAAAATTGAAGAAATTGAGAGGAGAGTTTTAAAATACAAAAAGTAAAATATGGAAGTAATTGAAAATCTTATACCATCAAACTTAAAACTTGAAAAAGTAAAAAAACAAATTGTTTTAACACACACTTCAAGATCTATAATAGATTATATGGTTTCTTTAAAACAAAGATTCAACGGGACACCACATAAATTACCACATTATTTAATCTCAAGAGATGGTAAAGTTATTAAGATAATTGAAGATCTAACAAATAGTAATTTTACTGGTAATAATATGGTAAATAATAAATCTATTATCGTTTGTTTAGAAAATTTAGGTTGGTTAGAAAAAGTTTCACTAAAAAACCATCACGCAAATTGGATTGGCAATATTTATAAAGAGAAAGTTTTCGATCGTAAGTGGAGAGATTACTTTTTTTGGCAACCTTATACGGATATTCAGTTGGAAAAAACATCAGAATTATGTAGGGAGTTGTGTGAAAAACATAAAATTGAGTTGAGATGTGTAGGACATAACACCAAAGTAAAAGGTATTGAATCTTTTTTAGGTATTATCACCAGATCCAACTTTGACGATTTTGCAACGGATTTAAGTCCGGCATTTGATTTTGAAAAGTTTAATAAATTATTGAATAATGAATAAATACGACGAAATAAAATCTCTTCTAAACGCATCAAGAAGGGCTCTTGGTGGAAATCTACAAGAAAGTCAAAATAGAGACATTCTAAAAAAATATGGTCTTTTAACAGAACAACCAGTTGAAAAAGAATTGGACCAAGAATTTGAAGAAGAGAAAAACGAAGAACCAAAGAAAAAAGATTCTGAAGACATTGGTAAACCAAGAGACAAACAAAAAATATTTAAAATCCAAGGGAATATTATAGTTCTTCATGGAACAGACGAAACTGATCTTCAGTTAACAAGCGACGAAAAAAACGCATTTATTGAAAGTATAGATGAATTTAGAAATGACGTTGCCGAACTTGTTGAATTTAATAAGTTGAATGTTTTTAAGGAAAATGTTGAATGGTCAGGAAAAGTATTGGA